TTGGCTGAATCGAGGATCAGATCGTAGAGAGGAAGTCCGGCTTTCACATTGTTGATGTTGCCAGCCTTCATCGCGATTTCTACGAGTTGCAGCAGGGTGTTGGTTTGTTCGATGGTCAGTTCAATTTTAATCATGCCGCCGGAGCATCGGTGACATCCTGAACTGGCGCAACGATTTCCTGCGCCGAAGACGGCTCGGAATCGGCCTGCGTCACCAAAACCGGCTCAACCTGCGGCAGCATCGGAGGCACGATCATCTCGGGTTGGGGCGGAGGAACCGGCGGCACCCACGGCAGCGGCGGAGCGATGACCGGCGGGTTGATCTGGTCAGCGATCTGCGCGGAGACGTTCGCTTCGATGGCCTTCTGATCGACGCCGTTGCTGAAGCACCAATCCAGCACCTGCTGTTCGGTCAGTTGATCGTAAGGCGTGAACGAACCGCTCGGCGCAGCGAACGACGCGCTGCCGTAGCAGGTGCCGCTGTAGGTCTTCTCGTCGTCGCCGGTGCCGATGGTTTCGGTGCCGTTGCACCTCCAGTCGGCGGTGATGACGACATCGGTGAGAGTGCCTTCGACTTTACGGACGAGAAGGCGTTCGATGATCCAGTTGATGGTAATCATGGTAGATTAGGCTTCGAGTGCTTCAACACGGGCGGTGAGTTCTTTGATGGCTGCAACCAAGATCGGAACGACCTTCGACAGATCGACCTGCTGCGGTTCGATTTCACCATCTTTAGTTACGGCATCCTTTTCTCCGGTAACAGCAAACGGAACCACTTCAGCTAGTTCGTGGGCCAAGAAACCTTCGCCAACCTTTCCGTTAGTTTTCCACTTGTAGATGGACGGCTTGAGCGCGTTCACACGATCCAGACCACCAGTGAGAGGCTGAACCGATTCCTTGAGTCGATAATCAGAGGAGTTATTGTATGCGGTGTTTGTTCCATCCTGACTGATAGAACCGACAGTGACACCGTTGGAACGGAAAAGAGCAATCGTTCCAGAGATTGCAGTCGTAGTGTTGTAGAAGAAACCGGGGTTAGCGTCAGTTTTGACCGAAGAGAAAGTTCCGTCCGGTTGAACCTGAGAACCGGCAACGGTGGTACTGCTCGCCGTCTTCCCCACCAACAGATTCCCGCTCGCGTCGAGCGTCATCCGCGCACCATTTGTCGAGTAGGCATTGCTTCCAGTAGAGAAAGTCAAAATGCCACTCGTCCATATTGAGGAAACACCGCTGCTGGTGTTGTTAAACAGGAACGAAGTGGTTGCGTTGTCAGTAATGTGCAACGCTCCATTTACAGTCGTTCCAAGAGCTTGATAAATTTGAACCCTGCTCTGACTTGAAGCAGGAGTCATCCCCACGCCCAGCCCCGTGGAGTTCAGGGTCATGGCGGTGGAGCCGCCGACGGACCAAGTGCTTACGCCGTTGCTGTCAATTTCGTAGCGTTTTACATAGCCACCCGCTGCTTGGTTAGAAGTCCAGAAAGAACAGAATCCATCTCGGTTTGAAGCATTCTCAATACCTGCGCGAATCTGTAAACCACCAATTGTGGTTGCGCCAATTCCAGTTTTAGCTCCTGCAAATATTGAAGAATAGTTTCCAATTACTGGAGACGATTCATTCCAATTGATAACTATACCTTCATTTCCAACTAAAAAACGAGCGTTGGATTTACCAATATCTGTACTAGGCCAAGCGGTTGTTCCAATTTGAGTTTGAGTTGTCGCACCAATCTGGACAGCCGTACTTCCAGTAACAACCTTCAGCCGATCAGTCGCCACCGTCAGATCGCCGGTGATGGTGGCGGTGCCAGGAACGACGATGTTATTGCCGCTCGGGCCGACTGCCGTGTACAGCTCCGTGAAGTTCAGATTGCAGTAATCGAACGAGGTCCGCAGCGGCGTTCCCGTTCCGTCGTTCGGAGCTGTTCCGATATTGATCGTTTGCTTTGCCATATCTGATTAAATGATTTGTTTTTCGAGTTACAGAAATTCGGTCATGTCCGCCGTGATGATCGTGCTGTCAGCCGTAATCACCGTGTTGTCCGCCGTGATGTCAGCCGTTCCGCCAAGCGTCGCAGCCTCCCAGAGTAGGCCAATCTCCAGCAGATTACGCTCGCGCGGACTCTTGCACGAAGCGCCGTAAGCCTCGGCGATCAGATTAGCAGCTTCCGCGCAGGAGATGTTAGCCATATCAGATGATGATGAACCAAGCGGTTCCGTTGCTCATAACCGTCACGCCAGCCCACTGAGAACTCAGCGTGTACGTCGTAGCCCCGTCAATCGTCTCCGACGCATAGCCGTCAACAACCACGTTGTTCGCACCGGCATTGATCCGCTTGAACACATAGATCCGACCCGGAACAAGCGCAGCCGGAGGCAGCGTAACCGTCACCGCGCCAGCGGTTGAATCGCAGAGCAGAAGATAATCACCACTCGTGACATTCCCCGTCGCGCTCACGCTCCGGTACGCGCCGCGCGTCGCGCCACCGCCCTGAAGATACGCGGCAATGCGATTCTCCAGAGCCAGCTTCGCCAGCTCAACCTCCCATGGAGAACGACACCCCAGCGACGCCGCCTCATTGATCAGCGTCTCCGCCTCGTCGCATGTGATGTTTGGCATATCGATTTACAGTTTAGGCCATCGGACCAGAACCACGGCGCATCACCTCGGCGATGAAACCCTCCCCGCCGCCGCCCTCAGCAACCTCCTCCTCCTCGTACTCCTCCTCACCACGCTCAGCCATCTTCTTGCCCTTCGACTTACTCTCGTAGCCTGGGATGACCATGCCATCAATCTCGATGACCTCAGCCTTGCCGCCCTTGCCAAGAACGATAGTCGCCATCGTCTGGAAAGCCTCGCCTTCCTTCAGATTCTCGGGGATTTCAACGCCTTCGGGGATGGTAAATACCGGCATACGGGGAGCATCACTTTGTGGGCATTAGTGTCAAGAGGCTAATGCAATGTTGGGAGCTTGTCGCTCTTCATCATATTTTCTAGCGCCTCAAGCGGTTGCAGATTCGTCCAATGACTCAAGCCCATTACCTCCTCAGGCGTCGTTCCGCTGGCCAATGGAATGCGATGATCGACATGCCAATGACTGCCGTAATTCTCCCAGGTCATTCCCGGCTTGAATTGTTTTTCCAGATGAGAGCGCAAGAAATCAGGCGTACATCCGACAATCTCGAACGTGGCCGACCGTCGCGTTTTCTTGCTTCCGAGATACGCTCGAACTGAGCCGCGAATGGCGTCTTTGAGGCGAAACAGGGGGTCGTTGCGGCGGCGTTCGCGGAGTTTGTCCGTCAAAAGTTGGCGGTTGGCTTTGGTGTATTTCCTGTTCCATTGACGCGCTCGCTCGCGATTGGCAGCACGATATTCATTCGACTTTTTCTTCAGGTGTTCAGCGTTCTTCTTTCCGTACTCGCTGTTCCGTTTGTTGACCTGCTCTTTGTTCTGAACGTAATACTCGCGCGCTTTCTCAAGCCTCTGTTCTCGATTTTCTTGATATCTCCTGGCTGCACCTTCCTTCAGCTTGTCTGGATTCTTTTCCGCGTACCGCTTGAGTTTCTCAGCCGATTTCAGAAGCAAGTATTCGTACCTTTCAGGCGAAACCCAATATTCCGAGCGTTCACCGTTGGCCAGCTTCGGGCCGTAGAACCAGAACTTCTTCCCGTCACTTTCGCGTACGTCGCCACGTTTCAGTTTTTCCATGCGCTGAAATCTTAACCAATCAACGTTGATTCGTCAAGACGTTGGTGCAAAGAAAAAACCCCGGCAACTTTCGCTGCCGAGGCTGCATGGATTAAGTATTAACTACCTCAGGAACAAATCACCTGGGTCAACGCTCCGGTGCAACGCCTAAAGATAATAGTCATTCCCTGGGACGGGAAGATCGGCTCGGAAGCATGCACGAACTCAGCATAATGCTGACCCTTCTTCTCCAGCGGATCGGCGCAATCCACATCGAGCTTGTAGGCACCAGTCACCCACTGCCACTCGCCCATGTAGTTGGTCGGCATCCAGCTCAAATCACCAACACGGTTCACAGGACGCACGATGTGCGACTTGAAGACGTACGGGGTGACGATGAACGCAGCCTCGAACGGAGCGGTCGTCCAGCTCGGGTTGACACTGAACACCGTACCCTTCGTGCCGGAAGCACTGGTGAACGGCTGAACCAGCGTGTACTTGCCACCGGCATAGGTAAACCGGGGCGGGAACAGATTCGGCACATGCCGGAAGTTCTTAATGACCCGATTCGCGCCGATGCGCTTGAGCAACTCCGCACCAGCGCCACTACCCTGATCAGCGAAGCGCAAGTCATCGCGGAACGCGGGGTTGTTCTGAGCGATGCGCTGCGAAGCCTCCAAGCCGATGTACAGCGGGAAGATCGGACCATCGCTGGAGTAGCTGATGAAGCCGGAACTATCAGGATTCGTCGCGCCGTTACGGATCAGCGTGGCGGCGGCGACATCGAGCATCTCCTGAGTCAGCTCGGAGGTGGACTGATTGAGCGCCTGACCAGCCGATCCGGTCTGAATCCAGGGGAACTCATTCACGCCAGACGGAATCGTCTCAACCTGAGTGAAGGACGAGTCGGCCACAGCCTTGATGGCGAACTTGGCGAAGGTGTTCTGGTAACGAGTCTCCCAAGTGCGCTGAGCGCGGATCGAGAGCTTCTCCAAGTACACGCGCAGGAACGCCTCGACGCGATGGTCAAAGGTCAGATCGTCCTTACACAGGAGCGGACCTTTGAGGGCGAAACGCTCAGGACTCCAGGTGACGGCATTGTAGCCGACCGGAACGTCATTGTAGGTGACATCGCAAGCGCCACCGTTCTCGCCGCTGGCGAGCGTGATGGCCGACCACTCCTCAGCCGCAGTCGGCTCGATGGAGGTGGTGGTGAACGAGGTCTGGGTCAGACCCGTACCCTGAGGATACTCGCCGCGCTCAATCATGTTGAGCCACATCGAGCGGTACGAGGCGCGTTTATAAACGTCCTGAGCGAGCGACTCGGTAGCCACCGCAAAGGCGTTGAAGACATTAGGACAAGACATGAGATGAAAAATGTAAACCGACGTTATCTGCGTTATGGCTGGTTATCCATCCACCACACGGTGGCTGATTATCCAACCGCTTCCGATGCGGAGTGTCATTGCCGCTTAGACGGGGGCATTCAATGACCAGTTGAATGCAACTCTTAAGGTCGTTACGCGGGATGGAGCGATAGAAATGCTTATCGCGTCAATTAAAATGTGTCGTCCATAGGGTTGGCCACCAACTCCGACTGGATGGCGGCATACGAGCGATAACCCTTAATCGTCTCAATCCGATGAGGCGCGATGATCGTCTCCCGCGCTATCATGCCACGGTAAGTGTACGGACCTGGGAATGAGCCGGTCATCAGAACATAGAAATCAACGCCATCGGTTTTCGGGCCTTTGCGCGCATCGACTAGTAGCTTTCCAGTCTCGTACTTGGTTGTTTTGACATCGATGCGATATCCTGGAGGTGGTGGGATTGTCGCGTCGTAGAGCGGATGCGGAGGCTCGCGGTCGGTATCCAGATCAGGATACACGTTGAACAACTTGCAGAACGCTATTTCGCCGCATATACCCTCCAAATCCACAGTCGCAGAATCCTCTGAGCTGATCTTCAGGTTGGTAATGTTGAAATGGCGATTATTGCCGTTGCGATTCTTGGCGATGAAGTGGGCCAACTTCCTCTCAGCGGTTGTTAAAGATACAGTTTGACCGATTTTGATTTTGTTTATCATGGTCAAAAAGGTGGAAAATTTTTGAGGGGGGTATCGTAAACGAAGCCCACCCGCAAAGGGGGTGCCAGGTCCTACCTCAAAAAGTGTGCCAAGCCTAGGAAAAAGAATCCTTTTCTGTCATAAGCAAAACTTATGCTGATTATAAGTTTCCCTACGTTGCACAATGGGTGTTATGTTTACTTGTCGGACGGTTCTCCCGTGACTTGAATCTCCGAGATTCGATCCGGCATCGATCCAAGCAGATTGATTGAAACGCTCGCTGCTTCGCCCTGTTCTGACCAGCCAAAGACCAGTGCAGAGCGTTTGGCAACGGAGCCTAGTATCTGCTCGCGAGTCGATTCATCTTTGATGCCATCGAGGTCGTACCCGTTGACACGTTCAATCGTTGCAGCTGCATCTTCCGCCAGTTTGCTGCGGACGATTGCGGACAACGCTTCCAACGATTGGGTTTTCTTTTCAATGCAAACCGTTTGCATTTGCGCCTTCACTTTTGTCACGCCTTCTCGGCACGCTCTACTCCGCAGAGTATTGATCGGCACGCTCAAATCGCTTGCAATCGCTTGCCACTCTCTTCCGCTGAGATATTCCGCTTTCGCTCTCTCCCATTGCTTGGCTGTCATTCTGCAATGATCGGACGTTGCGCTGCCCCTTGCAACGCCGTTTTCCACCCCTCCAAAATCGATTTTTCGCTTCGCCAGGCAAACGCTCTCAAAAATTTTTTATGCGTTTTCCCCAGCAAAAGCCCATGTTTCGCCCCTCTCTCAAAAATATTTTTGATTTTCTTTTGACTCTCTCCGCCCCGTCACTTATCGTCACCCCGTGAACAAGAAAGACGGCTTCAACGGAACACTAGTTATCGGCGACACGCTTTTCCCTGAGTGCGAAGAGCTTGGACTCGGACTCGTTGTTACCGCCGAAAACATCGATGAGCTTACCGCCATCTTCACCAACGAATCCCTACTCACCGCAGTAGCTGACAGCGTGGCCACGGCGCTTCCCGTTGACGTCGCCATCTCATTCGAAAGCGTTGACGCAGCAATCGCCCTCCTCCGTTCCCGTTTCGTTGACGTTGACTACGACACGTTCCCCAATCGCGTCACTATCTTCGGCGACGATCAACGAATCGAAGGTGACGAAGATGAAGGCCTTTGGGTTCTCAACCTAGTTTTCGCTCCCGCTCCCGCTCGTTTTGGCGACGTCAACGCTATCTAATCCATGAAATCCAAACGCATCAAACGCATCGCCATCGCTTTGGCAATTATCGCTTTCATCCTCTTTCAAGCATATCTAGAAACGACACTCGGTTTTACCCCTAACCACTAATCCAATGAAATCCCTCCTATCCATCGACACCAACGCAAAGACCGTCAAAGGCCAGAAACGTGGCTTCATGACAGGCATCCTTTATCTTGCTCCGGGAAAACTATCCGGCCTCATTAATGTCTGTCCTAATGCGTCCGTCGCTTGTGACAACCTTTGCCTATACTACGCCGGACGCGGCGCTTTTAACTCCGTCCAAAAGGCACGCACGGCAAAGACCGTTTTCTACGTCAAAGACCGCGAGTCTTTCTTGGCCACGCTGAAAGACAACGTCACAGCTGTAATCCGTAAGGCCAAGGCCAAGAAAATGGTTCCTGTCATCCGTTTAAACGGAACGTCCGATATCGGTTGGGAACGATACACGGTCATTCAAGCGTTTAAAACGACCCGCTTTTACGACTACACCAAAAGCTTTGCACGCATGCTGGCCTTCCTAGACGGAAAACTTCCGTCCAATTACAGCCTAACCTTTTCCCGTTCCGAAACCAACGAAACCCAATGTCTCGAGGTCTTGAAGCGTGGCGGCAACGTGGCGGTAGTCTTTCGCAGCAAAGTGCTGCCGACGCATTGGAACGGATTCAAGGTCATCAACGGAGACGAAAACGACCTTCGATTCCTAGATCCTAAGGGTGTCGTCGTCGGCCTGACAGCCAAGGGAAAAGCAAAGTCCGATACAAGCGGATTCGTGGTGGGTTAAAGCAACGTGTCAGGCTATCGGAAACGGTAGTCTGCAACGTGTCTTTAGTCTCCAATCCAATCAAAGAATCCAATCCAATGATCAACCGTTATCCCGGCCAATGCGTTCAATGCCACGAATACGTTCCCTCAGGCCTTGGCACCGTCACCAAACGCAACCGCGCATGGCGCATAGACTGCAACGCTTGCACTGGAAACATGCCGGAGGAATCCGGTCTTGTATGCGTCAAGACTTCATCCGGCTGGACGGGAACGCGCAATGCGCGCGGCCGCTGCGAAGACGCGCCATGCTGCGGTTGCTGCACTTTCTAACCCTAACCTAACGCATCCAATCAAATGAAAGTCCTTGAATTCATCCGCCTCCGTTCCTTCGAAGAGCCTT